TAGTTTTACTTGTGCTTTTTAAGGTTTTCTGATGTGACTCCAATGCATCCCACACTTCCACAGCAGACCAATGAGCTAAAACACATTTTGAGATATCTTCGTGTAAGACCTTGAGCCAACTGATATCCATTTTAACTGATCTACCTTTATTTTTGTATACGTGTTCTGCCTCATCGTGAGTCATAGACAAGTTTAATTCACCATTGTTATAGGTTATTCTCATTTTGCTTCTCCCCAATTATTTCCTATTGCTACATCGACTTTGGAAGGAACACTCATTTCAATTGTGTTTTCCATAATATCGATAACTTTTTTCTCCACTTCAGGATCGCCATTAAGACTAATAGCTAATTCATCGTGAATTTGAATCATAGGATTGATACCTTCTTTATCTAAGTCAATCATGGCTTTCTTTGTTTGATCAGCCGCTGAACCTTGTATCAACCTATTTAAAGCTTTATACGTCCCTGATCTTTTCAAAGGAGTATATTCGCCATATTCTTCTTTGGCTCTATCCAAAGGATAAGCCCTATAAGAACCAAACGCTTTTGGTTCCCATAATTCAAAACGACATCTTCTACCTAAAAATGTCTTTACTGCTCCTTTTTTCTGAGCGTGTTCTGATACTGCATCAGCCAACTGTCTAACGAAAGGAACTCTATCATTATATTGTTTAATTAAAGATTTACCTTCCTCAGGATCAATGCCTAATTGATCAGATAGTTTGCCTACACCCATGCCATAAAATAGCCCTAAATTTATGGTTTTAGCGCTCTTACGAGGTATGTTTCCTATTTCAGCCATGATTGTATGGAAATCTGTTTCTTTATCTTCGTTGTATGCTTTAACAATCTTTTCAGCACCCTCTAGCTTTACGATGTTTGCGTAGTGACTCACTAATCGTGGTTCTTGCTGAGAGTAGTCAAAAGAGCCCCATTTCTCTCCCTCTTCAGGCAAAAATAAACCTCTAACCAAAGAACCTATTTTAACATCAGATTCAGCGTCATCCTTTGCAGGAATTTGTTGCAAGTTAGGATTAGAATAACTAAATCTACCTGTCAGCGTACCACCATTTTCTGTTCGTAATTGATTGACGTTCGCATGAATTCTACCGTTGTGTTGATATCTTTCTATCGTATGAAGGAACGTGGTCCGTGCTTTGTTAAAGTTTCTGGCCTGAACAATTGCCTTTGGTATGGGATGAGGATGAAACTCTAAAAAGCTTTTTGTAAAAGAAGGATTGCCTTTATCTGTTTTAGGATAATCAATTTTACATTGATCAAAAACTGTGGCTATAGAACGAGCAGCCCATATATCACACTTTAAACCTGTCTCACCAAATATAAACTTCATCAGTTCATTTTCTTTTTTTATGAAAGACTTCTCTGCTTTTTTTAAATTTTCTAAATCAACTCTAACACCTTTCTTTCTCATTTTCATAAGAATAGGTATTAAATCAGTCTCTAAATCAAAAACAGTTTGTAAATCTTGTTGAGCTATTTCAGGTTTTAATCTGTCCCAAAGCTTTAAACATAGAACAGCGTCTTGTTCTGCGTATTCACCTACGTACTGAGAAGGTATTTTAAACATTTCACTTTTAGGATTAACACCCCATTGTGCTGCTGTTTCATTTAAAAGAAACTCGTTTTTACTTTCAGCTAAATATTCTTTTGAAACTGCATTTAAAGAATAACTATATTTATTTTCATTTATCAAAGGAGCAGCGATCATGGTATCGATAATTCTACCGTTCCATTTAACGCCCTCAGCTTCTAACCAACCAAAGTCATAGGTGGCGTTGTGGGCTATCTTCTCTCCCTCCCCTGATAACATTTCATTTAGCCAGTCAAACACGACTCGTGGATCGTGATTAAATCCTGTTTCATGTCGAATAGGGTAGTATCCTTTCCAACCCTCTACAGCAATAGCAACACCAATAATTTCTCCGTCATTTGTAGCCCAACCTGGACCCTTATCTATAATGTTTGGATCCTTTGTTTCTAAGTCTATTGCTATTTTATCTGCGTCTTTAATATTAGGAAAATCCATGGGTGGAACCCATTCAGATTTCGGTTTAAACATTCCGATCTGTTTACTCATATTCTATATGCCTCCCGCTTTTGTGGCGTTATTATGTATAAGTTTTCTTTTGCTCTAGAAAAAGCGACATAAAAAAGTCTATGCTCATTAATAGGATTAGTTCGATACTCTTCATAAGCCATTTTTCCTATATCTAATGAGACAATAACATTATCTGCTTCACCACCTTTTTGTTGATGAATAGTAGACAAAGTCACTCTTGGTTCTAATGCTAAGTCTTCACCTCTTGTCTCTAAGTTTTCTAAGTATGCTTTTGTTTCTGTATTGATTGTTGTCATTACATCAGTCCAAGGCGTACCAAACTCAGCCAATAATCCGAAATCATCTTTTAATTCTTTGAAAGATAGTTTCTTATCAGGAAAAGCTTTTCTTTGTTCTGCAATAAGTTTTTTATTACCACGAGCAACAAACTCTTTTCCTAAACACTTGTATAAATTTTCTACTAATCGTATTGGCACTTGATTACTTTCTGTTCTCATCAAATCTTTCCAAGTTAGAATACCATTTCTTTCCTTACTTCCAACAGAATATCTGTATTTATTATCTTTTAATTTAACTCTAAAAAAAATATTTTTCTTTCTCATGACTTCTTCCATATCATCACGAATACTTCTTGTTCGACCCATGATTAACCATGAACCCTCATCCATGTTTAAATGAAACATTCCTCTAATAAATTCTACAGAACCGTCTCTGTTAGCAGGAGACCATTTAATATCATCATATCCTACTATTTGTTCTTCAACACGATTAACAATCTCCCAAACTTTTCTTGGAACTCTTTTCGATTGATCTAATACAATTAAATTTTTTGCTTCCTCTTTTACTTCTATAGCCTTTCCCACATCTGCGTCTGCCCAAGTATAGATAGCTTGATTAGGATCCATTGCTACATAACTTTTATCTGAATTTTTCCAAATCTTTTCTGCCATTTTCCATTGTATAGTTGACATATCCTGAGACTCGTCAAAGAAAACAACTTTGAAAGGTTTGTAAAAACTACCATTAACAAAGTTTGTAATTAGATCTGTAAAGTCTACTTTTGGTCCTTGGTCTTTTACCAGATATCCGTCATTACCACTCGTAAACTGCTCATATCCATAATTTTTATAGTCTTTAAGTCCTTTATCGATGTATTCTAATTTATGCCAGATAATGTCTTTGGCAAACATAGCCCAACAATCACGTAAAGGTATGTCCCTTCTTTTTGCCTTTTCTATAAGGTCAATATACTTGTCGTCATAGTTGTTGAAAAATATGTCATCATCATTATTAACGTTAATATTAATCCTAAGTTCATTTGATACGTTTCTCCAATCGTTATTACTCATTATATGTTCTCTTGTGAGCCCCATTTGTCTTAGAGCGAAAGAGTGTAAAGTGCTAAAGTTTTCTAATTGACTTGTGTTCACTTTAAATTTTTGAGAGGCTCTTTGTTTTGCCTCGTCTACTGCTTTATTAGAAAAAGAAAAGAAAGCTATTTCATCAATACCTACATCCTTAGCTAAGTATTCTTCTATTTTTTCAAGTATAAAAGTAGTTTTCCCTGTCCCTGGGGGACCAATAACAACGGTAGGGGTTTTCTTATCCAATAAATTCATGTGCGTAGCAAACCCTCTCTTTATGTTTTTCTCTTAACTCTTGGCTATATCCACCAAAATTAGAGCTCTTTTTCCCTGTTGCTATTCTTTTTAATTCTTTTTCATAATCATCTTTTCGATTTTGTTTGTTATGTGTAGTCGGTCTCCACTTTTCAGGGTGAGCTTCTCGATACTCACCAAAACGAGGGTGAGCTGTTTTAGAAAAGAAACGATGACCGAGGACCGTGAATTGTTTTGCCACAGCTTCTGACAAACGAACACCTAAACCCAAACCTTGAAAATCAGGAAGTATCACTGTCCTGTGTTCTCTCCATGCTTTTTCTTTGATTGTTCCTGAGGGAAAAAAGATAACTGACGCAAATCCGACTGGGGTTCCATTCCATGTTGCGATCCAACATCGTGTAGCTGTACTGATGTTTCCTGTGAGATAGTGATGCTCAGCGAAGTATGACCAAATTTTGTGGGAACAAGGAAAGACTTCCAAAACAATCTTGGGTCGCCTAAGAGACCCCCTTGTCACAACTTTGCTTGAGTTTGTGTCAAAAACCCAATCAGGTTGCAACCAATCGATAATATCATAATGACATGAAGCAAAAACTACGTTCTTAATTTTTTTATTTCTAATAAATTTTTGAAGAGCATTAGAACAAGACTTAGCTACATTACGATCTACCACACTTGTGAACTCATCTATAACTGCATTATCTTTTACTCTCCTTGCCAGATCTGATCGAAATCTTTCTCCTGTACTAAGAACGTGATACGGTCTCATCCAAGAAGGGATAGAGTTAAATCCTACCGAAGACAATCTATCTTGAGCTTCTTCTGGATTTTCAAAGTGAGAACAAACAGCTTTGTTTGAGTCCCAAACTATTGTTTCTTCCTCACCAAATTGTTTTAATAAGCTTGACTTACCACTTCCTGAGGCTCCTACAATTAATCCAATATTGAAATCTTGTGTAGGTTTTTGAAACTCAGGTAGTGTAAATTCTGTTTGACCGTCAAACTGATAGTCAAACATTCTACTAATTTCATCTGTGATGTAATCAGTTTGTACTTGTGATGTAAGTTTTTTCAAAACGGTATATCCTCCTCTATATCTTTTTGTTTTTTCATTTCAGGAACCTCTAGTTCTATGTCTTGTACTGTTAGTTCTTTGATTCTCCATAGTCTCATTCTAGTATTTTTGACACTTCTAATTGTGTTGTCAGCGTCATACTCTTCTTTTAGCCTCATTGTGACCCAAGGTCTTGACTCTTTAAAGTCATTTCTTTTCAAGTGATCCATTAAATCTTTTAACGCAAAATAAGTAAATCCTTCTTCTGTATAAGATTTGCCTAAAAATATATCTGCGATTGTCAATGCTTCACCTTGATGTAAACAAAACTCTTCTAACAATTCTTTGAACTCACCTTTTTTTGTGACCTCTTCAGGTGGATGATCAATCGAAATGGACTCAAATAATTCGCTATAAGTTTGATTCCATTCTGCTGAACTCATGTTCATAATACCTTTATTTAATTGTTCTAAACAAGCTTGTATGATTTTTTTATGAGTCATTAAATCTTCAGTATTTGCTATCTCTATTCTTCTGTCATCAACGTTAAGAAAATATCTAGGTGGGTCAGATTTATAAACTTTTAAATCAGAGTAAACAGGATGATCTCTATCTCCTTCACTACCAATACCAAATTTTCTTTTTTTACATAAACGTTTATTGCATAAAGACTCAATAGGTGGTTGAGAACAACGATACATATATTTAGGAGCACCATTGTTATCACTTTGACTAATTTGTTTTATCACTATTAAAACTTCATCGGACTTCAAAGGAGGAGTGATATAGTTTCTATTATACTCTTCTACTAATTCTTTGTAATTATCAGGGTCAGCTTTACGATAATATACACCTACATTGAACAGAGCATTGTTTCGTGATCCGTCGGCAACACCCTGTTCAGTTAGTATTTGTAGGCATGGAGGTCCGTCTTTAATAACCTCGTTCTTGAAATCGGTTTTAATCGACTTGAGAGCACCAACAACGAAGTTATCGTAGTGAGAAAGAAACTCTTCTAAACTCATCGCATTACCTTCTTGATCTAAGCCATAACGACTTCTACCGTGATAAGGTAAGTTAATCCAACTTCCTGTATCTCTTTTTTCTTCTCCCTCTCTTTGATACAGTTCTATTTGTTTTGGAAAAACTTCTGCTTTTGGATAACCCAAAGCAGTTGCCATTTCACTAAGTTTAGTTTGCATATCTTTAGCTGAGACATACACTTTGCTAAATAAATATAAATGTGCTCCACCACTTTTAGATAGACACATAATTAAAGGAAACTTTTTTTGTTTTACAATTTTAAGTAAAGCTTTGTGATCTAGAGGATAGACATCGATATCAATAACACCAAACTTACATTTATCCTCATCATTAATCGGAACAATACCCATGGCGGGATACTCACCTTTTAAGTGATGTTCAAATTTTTCCAAGGTCGGTGCTTCGTGGACCGTGGTCATTCTAGCTTCGACTTTGATACCTTCTTGTGGTTCGTTCTTTTTATAAAAGACACCATGAGCTCTCTCTAGCCCTGTGAAGATATCCTTAAATTTTTTTACTAATTCTAAATCCATATTAACCTCTCAAATTAATAGCCTCTCCTATTTTGGTTGGGGCATGGTCCGAAAGGAGGCCGGAAAAAACACACGCCCCAACTTATTAAGGGTGGGGGATAGGAGGAAAGAACCCACCCTTAATTTTACGCGGGCTATTAATCAGAATGGTATATCGTCACCACTCTGCGAGGACTCCCCTTTAGGGGAACTTTTATCATCATCACGTGTCGGAGTGATTTCAATATCACCACTATGAATAGACTTCTCAAATTGAGTAGCGTCTTCAATGATTGCCTGAACGTTTACAAGCCCTAGTTCATCAATCCATTTATTTTCGGTGATAACCCAACCATGCCAAGAACCCTTTGCATTTTTCTCTTTGACCGTGGATAGCGTGTATGCACGAGCAAAATCTTTTGGTTGATATATCTCATCTCCTTCAACACGTCTTTGATTGGACATTAATGAATTCCATGTCCTTGATTTTTTTAACTGTGTTGATTTCATTTTAATGATTGCCTTACTCCAAGCTCCATTGCCTTCGAGTACAATCACATAATGTTCAGCAGTATTTTCAATATAGGTGTCAGGTTTACCTACAAAGCGTTCCTTATTATCGTCACCTCGAACAACCTTACCGTCCATTTGAAATTTTTGGAACTGTTCTGGCGTATAGATATTAATCGGAGCACCTGATCCTTCTCCACGTTCTGCCCATTCTACAAATCTTCTTCGATAGTAGACAGGTAAAACAAGAAGGGAGTCATACACCTTATTAGTAACAGTATTAAAAATCTGTCCTAACTTTGCACCTTGAATATACTTACCGTCATCTTCTTCTAGCTGAGGAGCACCCTTACTTAAAATATTAAAATAAGGTATTTGATAGTCTTCAGCGTCTCTTTTTGAGAGGGAGGGTCCTGCCTTTAATAGACTGCTTATGGTCGCTACGCCCTTTCCCTTTTCTTCTTTCACTACTTGCTTTTTACTTGCGTCTGTCATTTTATTTACCTTTCTTGATATTGACTTTATGTCCTACAAATACTCCAAAAGTATCCATAGGAAGTTCTTTTCCACTCTCGATCATTTCACGAATGAAACCTCTAAGAGTAGACGGTTCGACTTTGACATTTCTATCAGTGTCTAACCCTTGGTTAGCTAAATCAGAAAAAAGACTTTTAGCTTTATCATCTTCAGCTCTTCCAAACTTTACTATGACTTGGTTCTTAATCAAGTCTTCATACCCATTGTCTCGAAGCCATTCAAAAGCTTCTTCTTGTTTTTCTTTGGATATGGTTCCTGTATAAAACGGTTTAATTTCTACATTAGAACCGTCTTTCATTCTTATGGAAGTCACTCCACGCTCTTCAAAAAGTTGCACTAAATTTTCATTAGCTCTTCTTACAACTTCTTTTTTAACTTTAAGTAGAGCCTCAAGGTCTTCTACTTCTTTCTCAGCTTTCAGGTAATCCTGGGAAGCTTTTGAAATAGGATCAACTTCCGTCACTTGGAAATCTTTTTCCTCTCGTCTTAAATTAATAGCCATATTAATTCCTTTCTAATTAATTATATACGTCAACACGGATAGGAAAATAATCTTTCTCTATTCTATCGTATTTTAACATATTATATCTACCATTACATATAGTGACTAAAACAGATGTTGTCAACCCTATCAATGCGGGATCACCAACTAAAAGTAAATAATCGCTATCATTAAAGTCTTTTAACGTTGTTTTAAGTTTTCTTATGGTAGGTTGAGGGGACATCACTACTTGTTTGTTTCCGTCAAACAAATAAATAATTTCTCCAAATCTTTCTGCTTGAGAATAATCCAGACCTCTAAAAGTTCCGTCAGGATATTTTCTCATTACATTTTGTATTATATAAACTTTACTTTTCTGACTCATTTATTATATTCTCTTTTATAGAATAAAATATTATAGATGTTAGTAGAGAAATACAAGTTCAAAACCAAGCCTATGCAACACCAATTA